TTCTCATTGGAAACAAAGATGAATACGGCACAGTCAACGACTTGGAGAAGAAAGTCGATGACGCTATTTCTCGAATCCAAAAGATGAAGAAGGTCCGTCCCACTGGACCGACTGCAACCTGGCTTCAAGATAAATATGCCAAGCTTGTGACAGTTAAAGAAAAGATTTATGCCCGCAATGCTTCCACAACCATGAGAGAAGCCCCTTTCGCCATACATATCAGTGGCGGGACTGCCGTTGGAAAATCTACTTTGACTACTCATACGTTGCATGTTTGTCTCAAAGCTATGGGTCTTGAACGAGACGAGTCCCGGATTTCAACAGATGATGCCTCCGATGACTACGATACCAACATCTATTCGTATCTGTTAGCGATGATTTTTGACGACGTCAACAATGGTAGACCTGACAAACAACCGAAGCATATTATCGACCGTTTGATCAAGTTATTCAATAACGTCGCAGCAAAAGCTATCAAAGCAGAACTTTCAGAAAAAGGTGTAACTTTCATCAAGTTCCTTATTGGCATTATCACATCCAACCATGACGACTTTGGTGCGCGTTTCTTTTCAGACGTGCCAGAAGCTATTTTGCGTCGATTTCTTCATGTTCGAGCTTCAGTTAAACCAGAATACCGCATTCCTGGTGGAACCATGCTCAACACTGATCATCCCGATCTCAATAAGGGCGATCTTTGTGTTGATGTGTGGGATCTTAAAATTGAAGAAGTCTTCGTGTATGACAACAAAAAGGGCGGCAATAACTATCAGTTCCGCACTCTCATTTTGCCCCCAGATTTTAAGGGCGAGCGAGTGTGTGACAACATGAATCTGAGTGAATACATGGATGCTATGGTTTACCTTGCTAGGAAGCACCAAACCAAGCAAGCCAAGCTTCTCAAGAATTGCAAGGATTATAACTCCATGCCTTTCTGCGACAATTGTTGCAAACCACCAGCCTTGTGCTCGTGCGAGAAGTTCTATTCCTCGGAAATTCCTCCTGCTTCTGTTTCCAAAGATGAAGTCAAGGAAAGAATGCTTGTGCCCATTCTTCCAAAACCGCCTTCCCGAGAAGATGTAGCAGTTGAAGCTTTGCAGCTACTATCTGAAGGCCCCACTCCAAAAGCACCGGCGCGTGCTCCAAAGAGACCGGCAAAATATAAAATTGTGCCGAAAACACCCCTCCTGCGATCTCGGATACGATCACTTCCAAATACTCCGACTTCCTTAGCTCTGAAATCGTATGAACGAAGGGATATCAATCTCAGATCTACCCGTATTCGTAGGGAGGCAACAAAACCACCGAGTAACATTCACCGTGGAATTTACGTTTGCGGTAAATGTGGCAACAACACCAAGGGTCATATATGTCCTTTCATATTGGTTCCCAACCATATGATTAAGGATCATCCAGAATTATTGACCCCTACATCAGTTGTTCCATCTGAAGTGGAGGAACGATCTATTGCCGATACTGTTGGTGAAGTGGTTGTGAGCGCAGTCAGATCTCATATCAAATCTTATTTGAATCCATTGACTTGGATTGAGTCTTACAACCCTTTTGGGCTTGTCTCCGTTACAATGCCTAATGTTTGCAACTGGGTATTTCGCCCTCTTGCCACACACACCACAGTCCAACTGCACCAAGAGTTGCGTGCTGCAATTTCAGAATATTCCCTCCCTTTCCTTGTATCTCTAGTCCCTGAGCGTGTCTTCAACAACAGGTTTTTTGGGATCTTCTTGAATAGATACATTCATGCCGTTAGTGTGTATCAAAGTAGATGGTTAGCCAGATCTGTGAGTTATTCCACAGCTATCGCTTCCATTTACTTCATTCGCACTCGCCAATATCACAAACTTCCTCTCACATTTGTTTGTGGAATTGTTGCTGCAAGCTTTGTCTGGTTCAGCTACCTTAAAAGACGTCAAGCGTTGACTGAGGAGTACTCTCAGCGTACTGATGTTTTAGAGGTAGTTAGACCTTACATACCGCAGAACAAATTGAAGATTGCTATTGGATGTGGAGCCTTTCTTGCATTTATGAAAGCTGTCCACATGATGTACAAGGCATATGCACTGTCCAAAGAAGAGACAGAGGAAAGAGGAGTAGTTGATGTTCAGGAAATTGATAACACAAAGTCTACTTCTTGGCTAGGATCGATGATGACTGGAATAGGCGCTACATTCCTTTCATCTAGTTTGAACAAAAACACAACACCGGAGGAAATGCTCAACAGAGTGAGAAAGGCAAATACCGTGTATTGTACATTTGAGCGCGAGGATGGTACCACCACCTCCTGCCATGGTATTTTTGTCAGATCACATGTCATTGTGTTTCCGTATCATGTTTTCTTCAACAACCAAAAACGAGAAAAATATTATGACACATTAACCGTTACGGCTCAGAGAAACACTAGCTCCTGCTCTAAGATTAAATTCATGAGCACTATTGATGTGAATACAGTTGTTTCAGAGGTTTGTGATATGGTGATGTGTTTTGTCCCAAAGGCCGCTAATGCGAAGGACATCACTAAGGATTTCTCTTTCACACGCCCAGTAGGCAATTGTCTCGCCCAAATGGTGACGTGCAAAGATGGAAAACCTAGTATCAAATCAATTTCTCCCCACTTCCAACAAACAGGAACACTCAACACCGAGTTTTACGGAGCAAACTTCTATTATCCCGATGATACTTATGGTTTGTGTGGATCTCCCATCATATCCACCACCAAAGTACCGGCAATTGTAGGAATGTTCATTGGAGCTTGTGATCAGAAGAATGTTGGCGTTATGCAATGCATCACACGGAATGATCTTGAAACTATGCAAACCAAGCTATTTCAACTTCCCGATGTGGTGGCACTTGGAAGGTATACTGATCTTCCCGATTCTATCTATGGTAAGAAACTCCTCGACTCTACAAAAGTCTATGAACGTTCCATGTTTGCAACCCTCCCGTCAGAGAGTCCATTGATTGTTTATGGGTCTACAAAATTTCGCCCACAATCAAAGAGTAAGGTGGTCAAATCCGTCATCTCTGATGCAGTGACAGAAGTCACTGGTGTTGAAAACAAATGGGGTCCGCCCAAAATGAACCCCAATTGGAAAGCGTACAATCTCACTCTCACTTCGATGGTAGACGAACCGGAACCTTTTCATCCGAAACTATTGAAGCGAGCAAGAGAGGATTACGAAGAACCTCTGCTTAAGTTAGCAGAGGAGAGCACTGATCCATATTGTCGAAAGCTAACTTTAGAGGAAGCTATTCGAGGTATACCCGGTGTTCGTTTCATTGACGCCATCAAACGTGCTACCAGTTGTGGTCACCCTTTGTTTGGACCAAAATCCAACGAAATCGATGACGATTGGAATCTCTCGCCTCGTGTTCTTGCCGAGTACAAACGTGCTCTGGCCTGCTATCAACGTGGTGAAAGATATTTTGCTATATACATGGCCTGTTTGAAAGACGAAGCAAAGTCCCTCACTTCGGAAAAAGTACGTGTTTTCCAAGCTTGTCCTCTTGTTTTCACCCTCTTGATCCGCCAGTATTTCCTAGGCATTATGCGTTTTCTCAGTCTCCATCCTTTGATGTCTGAGTGCGCTGTCGGAATTAACTGTATGGGTCCAGAGTGGCAACAACTACAAGATTTTGTAGCCAAGTACAAGGACGCTATTCTTGGATGGGATTACAAGAAGTTTGATGTCACCATTCTGTGTGAAATCTTGACAACTGCATGTGCTATTCTTCTACGTATTGGTGAGAAGCTGCACTATGCTCGAGAAGATCTTGCTGTGATGAGTGCTATGTGTACCGATCTTGTGAATGCAATGATTGATTACAATGGAACACTTATCATGGTCTTCAACATGAACCCTTCTGGTAATCCACTGACAGTATATTTGAATTCTATTGTTGGAGCTCTGTATGCTCGCATGGGATTCTTCCACTGTTGCCCAAACCTCCTTCGGTACAGAGACTACATTAACTCCTCGTGTTATGGTGATGATTTCACTGGGAGCGCGGATGAGAAAGCGCGAAATTTCACATTCCGAAACTTCCATGATTTTCTTGCCAAACATGGAGTTATTATCACTGTACCCTCCAAAGAAGATGACATTGTCGATTATCTTGATCCAGATCAGGCTGATTACCTTAAGAGAGTTTCAAACTTCATTCCTGAAATTGGAGTCTCTCTGGGTGCTTTAGACCTTGATGCTATCTACAAGAGTTGGCATTGTAATCTCAAATCAAAAACCACAGATATGCGTGAAGTCGCCATGTCTTGCATTGACTCCGGTCTCCATGAAGCTTTTGCCCATGGTAAGCCAGTTTATGAGAAAATGCGATCCGATGCTAAGCAAATCTGTGCCAAAGTCAATCTATCAACCCCGTCGTTGTTTTACAGTTTTGAAGACAGGGTTGCCAATTGGCGCTCAAAATACCTAAAAACTGACTAATTTCCTTTCAATAATTGGCGTGAATGGTCCGCGAAGTCTATGACCAATTGTGGTTTAGGGATTGTCCAGAAATCCTTAGCACTAGGAAGTGCGACTCTATATCTTTTATATAATATTTTATTCTTTTATATTACATGTTTAATATCTGTACAATTATATGCTTACATGAATCCTCCGTATGCGCGAAGAATTCAACGCCCCACAACAACAAAAGATTTAACAAAGGAAAAACTGATCTCCATTGAACGTAAAGATGTTGGTGAACGTGCCACTGAGCAGACAGCAACTGTCACATTCATGGATGATCGCCCTGGTGCAACAGAAGCGCCACCTGAATTTCTCGATCCTTTACGAGATCAGGTGTATGACTCCTGCACCGAAATACAGAAATTTCTCAGTAGACCCATAAAATTGGATACTGAGATCTGGGCCGTAGGTTCAACCTTACGGTTTGTGTTCATAGATCCATGGGGACAATTCATCCGAAATCCCCGTGTTGCACAAAAAGTTGCTCACTATAAATTGATGAATTTTGACATGCACATTAAGGTAGTAGTCAATGGCACCCCATTTCATTATGGCAGAGCCATTTGTTACTACACACCTTTACCTATGTATGACAATCTCAACGATTATGCTTTAACAGGCTCCACTGTTGATCAACTTACATTGAACACACAAAAACCGCACATTTTCATTAACCCAACAACATGTGAGGGTGGAGAAATGATTTTGCCATTTTTCTATCCAAAAGCCAATGTTGATATAACATCCACCGATATCACTGCTGGTCTTGGAGTTCTCTCTATCGACTCCATTAATAATCTTAAGCACGCAAATGGTGCTGGAGATCCCGTAACAGTGACTGTCTATGGATGGGCTGAGAATGTGAAGCTAGGCGTAGCTACACAACAAACCTACGATTCACTTATACCTCCTCCTCCTCTTTCTTCACTTGAAGTAGAGGAGAGAGCAGATGAGTATGGGATGGGACCTATATCAAAACCTGCTAGCGCTTTAGCTAGTATAGCTTCTAAATTTAAGAACGCTCCTGTCCTAGGCCCATACGCCACCGCTACCCAAATTGGAGCTAATGCCTTGTCCAAGGTTGCTTCCATATTTGGTTATAGCAGAACACCGATACTGTCTACATCTGTTTTCAGACCCAACACCAAAGGATCTTTCGCTACATCTAATCAAGAAGATGATGTGTGTAAGCTTTCACTGGACTGTAAACAGGAATTATCTATCGATCCACGTATTTTCGGAAGAGATGGTGAAGATGAATTAGACATTCTATCTATCGCCACACGACAATCCTATTTGGATACGTTCCCTTGGGGAGTCGGGAAAGCTGAAGAAGAACTATTGTGGAATACCTTTGTGCACCCTATGGTACATCGGGTAGGCTTGCCAGAGGTTTCTGGCCACATACCTCATTATTTCACAGCTGCTTCTTTCGCTTCTCTTCCCTTTTCAAATTGGAGAGGTAGTATGACATATAGATTTCAGGTGGTTTCTTCTAAGTATCATAGAGGCAGACTTAGGTTTGTCTGGGACCCTGTTGGATTGGATGCAGGTGCTCCCGAATATAATACTCTACAACAAGTCATAGTTGACATTTCAGAAACTACCGATTTCGTTATTAGAATTGGATGGGGTGCGGACACCACTTTCCTTGAGATGGATACTCCATTTCAACCTTCTAATGCTAACTATTTCGGCACCGGACCCTTGATCAACAAAACCTCAGCCCATGATAGGTACAGGTTACCTGACATGAATGGCGTGTTACGAGTCTATGTTGTGAATGAACTTGCGGTTCCACGATCAGACATTAATAACGATATTGAAATCAATGTATATGTATCGGCCGGGGACGATTTCGAGCTTGCAGCTCCTTCATCTGAGTGGTTGAGTCAACTACTCCTTATGTCCCCCGAACGGGCTCGCGTTGCGAAGCCCAACTCACTTTTCACACTGCGGAGAAGTGAAGTTCAAGAGCGTGCTGACGACTCAAACATTACTGAAATGGCCTCCACTCTTGAACAACCCGTAAATACTTCACCAGATACTACATTAGGGCAATTACATGACTTAGATGACAAGAATCCCTTAATCCATTTTGGTGAAGTGTTCCGATCTTTCAGATCACTTTTGAAGCGGTATAATGAGCACGAATTCATTTATTTACGCTCAGACGATGGTGCCACATCTTTTAACATCATCTCTCGTCCCGCTTTTCCCTTTATGCCCTCGTTCACGTATAAAGCTGATGATCCCCCCTATGAATTTGCAATTCCCATACAAGGACCAACCGACACTGGTTGGGACGGTGAATATATGGTTTTTGCCTTACCTACACTTATGTCCTATCTAGGCACAGCATTTGTAGGATGGAGAGGATCTACTAGATGGTATATTGGCGTTGACGTATCAGAAGCCATATCTAGTAGTTTTGTCGTATCTCGAGCTGCTTTCAACACTGTGTATAATGCATTCCTTAATACTGCACCACCACAACCTTCTTCATCCTTTGAGTATTCACAGTACTTGTATGATGTCGAATCCCAAACACCAGGTCATGATGGTGTAATGGTGCAGCTACCTGCAATCAATAACAGTGTCACTTTTGATCTTCCGTTCTACAGTAGATTTAGATTTGCCCCATCTCGATGGTTGCAAAACTTTAAACCTGGAGATTCCTCTTTCCCCAACTATGGAATCTGGGCAGAAGATCCGTGTTTTTGGATGCCCTCTTGGGTATTCAAAGCCACCTACAACCCTGCGAAGAGCAATCTTGCTCCGAACTTAACAACAATGGTCTCAGCAGGAGATGACTTCAATTTTGTCTTCTACATCGGACCTCCTCCACTGTACCAGGATATATCAGCTCCTGGTCCACCACAAACCGCTAGTGATAGCCCATTAGCACGGCTCAAGAGGATGAAAACTACAGAGTCGGAGACCGCAATCTAACAAAATGCGCATGAACGTTTTGCTTCAGATTTCGGTCTGGAGATTTTTACTTGTGCTAAATTTTAGACGGCGGTCAGGATAATCATGCTAAGAGAACTTTAGGTCACATCACCTTGGGGAAGTTCTTGTTCCTGGC